CAGGCCAGATGTGCATGATCGGAATGTCACGCTGCCTGTCGAACCAGTATTGCAGCGGACGACCCGCAAAATACTTATTCGGCAGGTTCGTGTAGTCGTCTCGGTTCAGGCGCGCCAGAGGGATTTCTGTCGGATTATTCGCCGCATAGAACTCCGTTACGTTCAGCGTATTGCCGCCCGTCTCCCGCATACGGAAGTAAGTCGCAGCTAGAGAGACCTCAATGTCGTACCAGTGCCAGCGGCCTGCGACGTAGGCCGTCACGCCTGGCGCGGCCACAGTCGACCACGTCAGGAGGTCGTTTGAGGTCTCAAAGACGATGTTGAAGTCGCCGGAGACGGCCATCATGACGCCAACGGTCGAGATGGCGACGCCGCCGTTCGTGCCGCTGTAGCTGATGTAAAGATTGCCGTCAGGGGCGTTTTGGGCGCACGACGTGCTGAGATTGCCGTCGAACGCATAGCTCACGATGCCGCCAGCAGACGAATACTGCGTATTGCCGTTCTGGCGAGAAAGCCAACGATAGTTGGCGTTCAGGATGTCGACCGTGCCGTTAGGCGTCGGGATGTCCTGCTGCCCCAGATAGAGCGGCAGGATTTCCTTCTCGATACACCAAAGCGGAAAGCCTTGGTTCGCAAGAGAACTGAGCAGCAGATAAAGATTGTCCTTAGCCGTATCAATCAGCTCAGAACTGATCTGCTGAGGCTGCATACGGCAACGCCGGAAGGCGTGATCAATCACCTTCCGGGTTTCGAATACAGTCGTTGATACGGTGCCGGAGACGGTCATCAGCAGTTGCTCATCTTCGTCTTGCCGCCCTTCTTCATCATGGCGGGCGAGGTTTCAGGGCGGGCCATGCTGGCGGCCTTAGCCATCGCCGCCTTGATGGCGCCGACGTTGGGCTTGCCAGAACGAGACTGATTGACGCCGATCTTCTGGCTGGAGCCAGAGGCCATCGTCGGAGCCTCAATGACAGGCGCACGAGAACCAACAGGCACGTTCATCGGGCGTTTGTTGGTCATCTCACGCGGCGACATGCCAAGGGTCTGCAAGGGCGTCTTCACGTTTCCGCCGCTCTTCATGGCGACAGGCTTGCCAGGCATGGCGACAGGAGGACGACCCATGCCGCCCGGACGCGGCCCCATGGTGCCGCCGACGGCGGGCGAACCGCCACGAGTGGGGAGCGGCAAAGGACCGCCAGTCACAGGCTTCTGCATAGGATTGGCGACAGGCTGGCGCGCCATAGCAGCGTTGCGGGCTGCGTCGTTCATGCCAGCAAGGCGCGGGTCGAACATCGCAGACCCAGAAGCTACAGGGCCGCCGTCAGCGTAATTCTTTTTGACCTTGCCGCCCTTCTTCATCATTCCGAGGCTAGGCGTGCGCGGGCTCGTGTCGCTAAGTTTGCCAGCAAGCTTCAGGGCGTTGGCGGCGGTGCCAGGCACGCTCATGCCCTTCTGAGCCTCATTGGCCGCGTCACGAATTGCGCCCTGCTTGGCTGCAAAAGCACGACGAGCATCGCTCGCCTTCTGAAGCGCCGCCTCATTCGCAATGCGGTCCTGATAACGAGCAACAGCGCGCTGTTGGTTCTGAGCAGGCGTGAACTCGCGCGTTGTGGACGAATACTGGTTCGTCGGGAGGGGCGTAGCAGCCGTCGCAGGACGCATACGCGAAAGAGGCGCAGTAGCGACGCCGCCGTCGGCCATTGGCGTCTTCTTCTGACCTTTCAGAGACTTCGAGATAGCGTCAGACTTCGCCATCTGAACATCCTGAGCCATGCCGCCGTGCTTGAGGCCCTTCATGGACTGCTGCTTGTCGTGCTTCTCGTCGAGCTTCGACTTTTCCCACTTCTCAAGGGACATGCCGTGCTTCTTGGCGAGCTTACGATCCTGCGCGAGATCTTCCTTGGAATGCTCCCATTCCATGTGAGAGACCTTGCCGCCCTTCTTCATGGCGGGCGCCTTCTTAGACTGCTCGACTTCGCGATAGTAGTCGCGGTCGCGCGACTGCTTCACCTTGCCGCTCTTGATGTCCTTGACAGGCACTGAAGTGTCCTTGCCGCCGTCGACATATTCAATGCCGCCCTTGGCCTTCTTGCTCTTGCCAGCTTCGCTAAGGGCGATGGCGATCGCCTGATCGCGGCTCTTCACCTTCGGTCCATACTTAGAACCGGAATGCAGCTCGCCAGCCTTATACTCGCCCATGACCTTGCCGATCTTCTTCTCAGCCTTCGTCATGCCGCCCTTGGCGTAACCGCGCTCAAGGCGTTCAAGCTGCTCCTTGTCGTAGAGGTCAGACGCCTCAACAGGACGACCCTCGTCCTTCTTCTTCGGCGCAGGCGCAGGCTTCTTCTTGCCGTAGGTGCCGCTCTGGATCGGCGAGCGAGCCTCAAGCTTCTTCATGTAGTCGTCTTGGTCGACGTAAGCGCCCTCAGCCTTCCTCATCGGAGGCTTCTTCGGCATACCGACGCCGATGACGATCATCATTTCTTTGCCCTTGTGGGCGGGCTTATCGACCTTGCCGCCCTTGGCGTACATGGGCTCCTTCGCCATCTTTGCAGGCGTCGTGTCGCATGACTTGCTATAGCCAGCGGCGGCGGGGAACTCGAAATCTTTCACATAGCGGATGGCCATGTCATTTCTCCTTGCGCCGGGCGACGGCGGCATTGTCGACGAGGTTCGGGTAAGGTCTACCTGCGGCAGAGGCTCGAGCCTTTGCCTGTGATTTTTGCTTAGGGGACAGGTGAGATGGTTTCCCCTCTGGGGCAGGCTTATCCCAGAAGGGTTTGGCCTTGCCGCCACGGGCGTAAGGGCGAACGAACTGCTTGCCAGCAGAGCCGCTGAAACCAGCATCCTCTGGGAAAGCGAAATCGCCATAGTGCGGTCCCTTGGCCATCAGCAGTCCCACTTTCTGAGAGACTTGTTAATGCGGCTGTTCGGATCTCTAGCCGTCTCAGAAGACGTCAGTTTTGCCTTCATGCCTTTCATCCTGGCGCAGAATGAAGCCCGGCGACCAGCGGCCTTCGGGCTTTTCTTTGCCTCAGACGCAGAGACGGGGCGCTTGATGTCGTGGCCCTGAGCGCGAAGGGACGCGCGCCCCTTCTCGTTCAAGCCGCCCTCGGGGTTTTTCCCCTCGGAGCGCGTCCAAGCGCCGCCGCTGGCCTTGTAGACCGGCGTGTAGCCTCCCTTGGAGAAACACCAGCCCTTCATGACCTACCTCACGCCGTCGATTGCTGCACCACAGTGGCGCGGATGACGCCAGTGCCCGAAGCCACATTGAAGCGGACAGCGCGCATGAGCGTCGTCGTGAACGCCGTCTGGTCTGTGGAAGCGCCGGTGAGAGCAGCCACAGGATGGGCGACGACCAACTGGGTGATTGACGTGTCGAACGGATCCTCGTTGGTGAACTCGACCGAATAGGTCGCAGTGCCGGAGAGGATGTTCGCCGAGATCGTCGTCACCTGATTGGGCGTGTAGATGTCGAGCGGCCACCACGCAGTGGCGCCAAGACCGACAGCCGCGCTACCTGCCTCGACGGTCTCAGTCGTCAGCCCAGAAGGGGCATCGGTCTGGATCTCGGTGACAGTCGCAAACGAGTTCGTCGTCGTCACGGTCTCGTTGTCAGGGCCAGCGATGGCCTCAGACAAGGCGGCGCCCGTGGAGGACGTGCCAATGATCGTGAAGGTGACGGCGCTGAAGTCGTCGGTGCTCGTCAGGGTAACGGGGCCCGGCGTCGAAAGGGTCGCGACACCGCCAGAAACGAGGGCGCCGTTCAGCGTCAGGTCAGCGTTCAGAGTGGGCGTCTGAGCCGTCGAGATGCCATTGGCGTCAGCGGCGTAAAAAGACAGATTTTGCTGTATAGGGCGCATCTAAGCCTCCAGAGGGAAAGAGAGGGGGCCGAAGCCCCCTCAGCCCAATCAGGCCGGCGTCACGCCAATGGCGCCCGTCTGCGTCGCATTCGGACCCGCCTGAATGGCGGTGAGGCCGATCGCGATCACGAGGCGGCGAGCGCCATCAGCCGCAGAGCCGGTCGGCGCGAAGGTACCACGAACGTCGCCGGTCGTGGCAGTCGCGGTCGCCGTATCAGCGGCCACAAAGGTGCCGGCGTTGTCAGCCACGGCGTTCGCCCAGCCGGTGCGGAGCAGGTAGCCAGCATCCGTCACGCGATAGGGGAGACCGAAGACATCGTTGTTGCCGAGGAAGATCGTGCCGGTGATGGCGCCATCAACATAAACGGCAGTGATGGTCTTGAAGGCCTTGTCGCCGTTGACCTGCGTCGTGCCGTTGCAGGCGATGTCCTCAGTCTGAGCCTGACCCCAGTAGTCGGTGCCGGTGATCGTGACAGTCTGCGTCGTGTTGGCGATGTTGGACGTGTCGACCGAAACCGTGCGGGCGACGTCGAACGTGGCCACGCCGCCAGCGGCGGACGCGCCGTTGATCGTCAGGTAGCCAGCGGCAGCCGCAGCCTGCGCGGCGCACACAGCCGTCGCCGAGAGGGCAGCCGGGACAATGTCGAAGATGAAGATGCGGCCAAGGGGGCCAACGCCGCTCAGAACAGCGCCAGGGCCGGAGTAGGAGTTGACCTGCGGGCCGTTAGCCGTGCCAAGCCAGAGATCGTCGGAAAACTGCGTCATTTTGGTCTCCTCCTTGAAAAGTTTGACCAAGTTTCGAGGGTTCTAGTTTCCCATAAAACAAAGGGGCGGTCCAGCCGCCCCTTTGCCTTATTCGGTCGCCGATTAGACGCCGGGGGTGCCGAAGACACCGCGCGGGTCGGTCCAGCCGAACGCATAACGCTCGGTGGCCTTGAACCGCATGGAGTCCGTCTCGAAGTCGCCTTCCATGCTCTTTTCGAGCGGACGGCGCATCATGAGCTTCAGACCTTCCGGCGCATCGGTCTCGACCCACCAAGCGGTGGTCGAGGTCAGACGCGACAGGTTGGCCTGACCGCCATCGAGAAGGCCCATCGACTTCACCGGGTTGATGTCGTTGTTAGCCGTGCCGGCGCGAAGCACCGACTTCAGCAGGACTTCAGCCTGGAAGACGTTGGACGGAGACACCACGAGCTTCGTCGGCGTCAGACGGATGCGCTTGCCGTTGTTGTCGACGGCGTTGCGGATCTGAATGAGGAGCTGCTCGAGCGAGGTCTGCGACAGCGCGGCGGCGGTCGCAAGCTGGTTCGAGAAGGTGCCGTTGATGATCGGGTGATCGGTGGCGACAAGAGACTTGCCGTCGCCGCCCGGATAGGCGCCGTTGAACGAGAAGTTCAGGACGTTCGCACCCAGCGTCTCCTTCGTCTCGACCAGCGACTGGGCGAGATGGCGGGCATACGTCTGACCGATACGGATGTGGTCGCCGTCTTCCACCAGCACTTTCGTGAGGGCGAAGGCGAGACCGTACACACGGTAGAGGTAACGCTGGATGAACAGAACACCACCGGCCTGATAGGTGACGGCGGTGCCATCGGGCAGCTCAGGAGCTGCGCCGAAACCGAAGAGAACGGGCTCTTCGTGGTAGTTACGCGGAATGCCGCGCTCTTCACGGAAAACCTGCTTCCATTCGTCTGCGCGCTGGTCGTAGACGCCGTCGAACGACTCATTGAGGATCGGTTCGACGATGGAACGGAAGTCCGTACTACGCATCGGAGTTGCCATGGACGGATCTCCCTAATTAGAAGGCGTTGCGCGTGGCGACGTACTGATGGTTCGAGATCTGAACCTGTACGACAGTGTAGGCGTCACCAGCCGCATTGTTGATGCCGTTGGCGATGCCAACGATGCGGAGCTGGTAGTTACCCGACGAGTTCGTGGACGCCGAGATGGTAGCGGTCGAGTAACCGAGACCATTCGAGCCGTCCGCGTTGGTGAAGTTGGCCTGCTGGCCGACTTCGGACTGCGTGATCGAGCCATCCGCCTGGATCTCGTACACAAGGTACGGGTCCATGGTGTAATAGGCGATGATCTGCGTGGCAGCCGTGTTGGCGGGCCAGCTCGGTGAAATCACCGGGCGCTGGGCGCCAGTCGGCAGGTACTGACAGCCAGCGAAGGCGCCGATGAAAGCGTCGCCAGCAGCAGCAGCCTCAAGAGTGCCGTTCGTGCCCATCTTCACAGGCTGACCCGTGTAGATGTCGGAGGTGTAACCAGTAACAATAGTGCCGGCCATTTCACGGATCGTGCCCGAGGGGCTATACGCCGTGCGAAGGCCGAACGGAGCGTTGGTCGAGGACATCTCGAATTCCTTCCGCTAGGTTGAGGAACCCCAGCCCTATTCGAAAATAGGATTGGGAGGCGCTTGACGCAGTTCCGAAAGCCCTTCCTCTTCCATCATATTTGTCTTGGAGCCACGGGCGCGCGCCGCCATAGCGTCGTTGTCGGATACCACACGTTCCTGCTCTCTCAGCGGCGCGTCGTGATGCGCCTCTCTCATCAGGCGGTAGTAGAGACGCTCGGGCAGCTTTGCCGCGATCATCTCGTTGACACCGATGCAACCGGCGTACTCGCCGGTCTTCAGCGTTGCATATTCCCAACCCGGAACCTCTTCGGGCTTTACGACCTCGTAGCCAAGCCGCATACGGGATTGGACGCTGTCGCGAGGGTTGGTCGTGGTCAGCCAGCAAACATGATAGCCGGGGATCTCAGGGAGGTCCGGCAATGCGTGCTGATAGAACGCATTTCTGAACATCTCGATACGGTCATCGTCGGAGAGTTCTCGGTTCTCTGTAACGCGGCGATCTTCCATCGCGCGGCTACGACGTGCCGGATCGGCGGTCTTCTTCAAGCGTCCATCATCATCCAGTCTCATCGCTCGCTCCCTTTCAGCGCGCTGCCTTATTCTGTCGATCCCATTCCGCAAAGCGCCTAAGCATCTCTTTGCGACGAACAGGGTCGTCCCATGCACCCGCGTCCTTGAGGGCATTGACCCTCTCCGGCGTCAGGTAAACCTGTGTCTTGCCAGGGGCCATTTCGCGAGAACCACCAACCGGCGGCCCGCGACGGCCTGGCCTTCGCTGCTCAGTATAGTCCTCATCGTCGTCTTCTGCAAAACGGTGAGGAAGATACTTCGCCACGCGAGAATTCAGTTCGTCCCAATAGCGGTCAGACGCGGGATCCAAGCCCTCAGCGACGAGGCTGGCGTCGATCGCCTTGGCGACCTGACTGTCAGGATCTGCACTGCTGGCGTTGAACCACGGGTTGTCCGCAGCCCACTGGCGAGCCTTCATGCTTACTGCCGCATTGGTTTGCGGCACAGGAGCAGACACATTCTGCTTGGCGCGATTTATCTCGGCAGCGCGGGCAAGCGCCATATCACGTTGGCGCAAGAGTTCAGGAACGCGAGCGCCGTCGCCAATCTCGATGGCCTTGGCCAACGCAGCCTCCGCAGCGTGAACGCCGCCAAGGGCCTGATTGTAGTTCTGGTCGAGCGAACCCTTTTGGAAGTTAAGGTTCTGATTTTCAATGGCTTCCAGCCTTTGTTGCAGGTGCTGGTTCTGCTGAAGGAGCCATTGCATCTCTTCCCGCGTCTTGTCGCGGGCGAATTTTTGATTTTGCTTGCGACGCTGACGCTCTTCGCGCTTGGCCTGCCGGCGCGCTTCGTCGTCTTCATTGTGGCTGTCAGAAAGGCGCTCGTCTTCTTGCTGACCTTCTTCGCCGCCATGATCTTCCTCCGGCGGGTTGCCCTCAATGATTTCAATCTCTTCTTCTTGGGCTTGAGATTTCTCGGTGCTGTTCATGACCGCCCCCTTAGATGAACGACTTGAGGTTGAAGGGGTCGTCGACCGCTCCAATCACATTCAGGTCGTCGATGATGGCGAATTGGACGAACTCGTCGAAACCATCGACGCCGGGCGGCAACTTGCGCTCGAAACGAACGCCGCCGTACTTGGGGACGAAGACGTATTCGCCAACGCCGCACCACTGCCCTTCGGCCCAGCTCTCCATGGAGTTGCGGTTCTTGTAAGCCAGAGGCCCGATCGCAAGCACCTTGGCGACCTGCGTGTTGTCGCGCTCGGTGTCTTTCGTGTTGTCCGTGAAGATGATGCCACCCTTAGAGATGGACTTAGCTGCCCTGATCTGGACCAGCACGCGGGATCCGAAAGGACGGACGCCGGCGTCGACCGTGGGGAAGTATTTTCCCTCTAGGTCAGTATTGTCTCCACCTTCCTGCAACATGACGACGTTGGTCATGTTCCTCTCCTTCTTCCTTTGCCAGGGTCTCCTCGATGAGGGACATGGCCCTCTCTAGCCCGGCGTAAAACCCTGTCCGGCGACCATACTCAAAAGATGAGCCGTCACCGGGCTGCGACATAGTTTCGTGCGCTACCCGATTTTTTTCCTCGAGTAGCGCACTAATTATGATTTCTATCATATCCCCATCCTGTCAACGGATTTATTTCCTAGCGTCGAAGGATTTAAGTCCGCTCTGAGGGCGCTTGTCGCTGTTGCCCTTCAGGTTCTTGTGAATGCCATACGAGGCGTGCTTGCCGACCATGTCGCCGATCATCTTCTTGCCGGCGCCGGCGGGCTCTTTGTTGACGGAAAGCCCCATGGCGAGGCGCTTATGTTGCGGGAGAAGGCTGTCGTCCATGATCGTCCTCACGGTTGGGGGTTAATGCCGCGACCCGTTGAATAGGCCGTCTTAATGCCCTGCTCTGCCTCGAACACGGCAAGCTCTTTTGCAGTCGTATTGTCTTCGCGGTTCATGGCGATCTTGGCGTCGACCTCCATCTGCCGCTCCTGCATCTTGATCTGATCAAGAGCCGCTTCGCGGGCAAGACGCTCGCGCTCCAGACCTATCTTCTCTTGGTCGATCTGGGCTCGAGCCTGATCAGCCATGGCCTTGCGCTCGGTCTCGGCCTGCAAGATCTGCGCGGGGTCAGACGGCGGCTTGGGAGCCATCTGCGCCATGACCTGCATGGCTTGCTGAATGATAGGCGGCACACCCTGAAGGGACTGCTGGATCTCCGGCATGAACCGGCGAGACGCCATCGCGAGCGTCCGGTCGACCTCGGCGTTGACCTCCTGATCCTTGCCCTCAAGGAACATATCCAACGGCACGCCGACCGCCGCACTGGCGCCCTCATAGAGCGACAGCGAATACCAATACGCCATATGCTCCTTGATATGCTGCAACACGCCTGGAATGTAGGTCGGCCCGATCAACGGGTTCATGCCGAAGATCGGCGACATCAGGTAGTCCAGATGAACCTGAAGATGGGCCAGGTGATCCTGCATCGGGAACGCCGCCACAGGACGACCTAGCGTCAGGGCTAGGTTCTCATTGACGGCGTTCAGCTCGATCGGCTCAGGCCGCTTGGCCAAAAGATCCTTGGCGTTCGGGATCTTCGTGCGCTCAAGGAACAGCTCTTCAACCTTGCGAGCATCATAAAGTTGAGGCTTGGCGTCAGAGCGTTGCAGAACCATCTGCATCTGCGCCATGCGCTGGGCTTCGGAAAAGATGTTAGGGTCCGAGACGGGAATGACGTCCATCGGGCCTTGGAAATCTTTGGCCTTCGCCATCTCTTCGCCCGTCACCTCGACAACGTAATCGTCGTCGATGTGCTTGGCGTTCAGACGATGCAGAACCTTCAGCACCATCATCATGGCGTTGTGCTGGCGCGCATGGATGGCGGAGAAGACCGTCAGACCCTGCTCAAGAAGAGCCATCGTCGTGCCGACGGGCTGGTTCGGGCTCGCTTGCTTGAAGTCTTCAAACGTCGTCCGCACAACGCCCTTGCCGGCGTCTACAACGAACCCAAGCAGGGAGAACAGGACTGGGTTCGGCGGGTTGAACGGCACAGGCATGGCGATCTTGCGGACGTCATCGACGCCAACGCCGCCCTCAATCTCCGTCACCTGCGTCGGCTCAATACGCTCAGACTGGCCGCCACGGTTGCCGCCCTTGAGCTTCAACATGCCGGGGAAGTTGTTGATGTGGGCGCTGTCGAGCAGGGCGCGCAGGGCGCCAGTAGCTGCCGCCGACAGCGAGCCGATCATGTGCGGCAGGCCGATCGGATAAGCGCCGCGCCACGGCACGAACGGGAACTCAATGATGTGAACCAGTTCTTGCTGCGCGTTGTCGTCTGGATCCCAGTTGCGATAGACCGCGAGCGTCTCGCCTGTCGTCTGGTCGATCGTCACCAGATAAGGAGCTAGGCCAAAGTTGTCTTCGAAGTCGAGATAGCAGGCGACTTCATAAACAGTCCGCAAGCCGTCCTCGTTGTAAGACGTCTGCGCCTTGCCCTCAATCTTGTCGTTGGCTTTGGCGGCGCCCGTCTGTTGCGGCTCTTGCGGCGAGATCAGGTCGATGTCGCGGTACATGCCCGAGCCGATGCGCTTCTCGAATTCAAGCTTCGTCAGGTACTGGACATGCGTCTTGCGCTCGGCGCTATAGAAGCTCGTGGCGCTGTAGGGCAGATAGATGTCGTCGATCGGAATGAACATCGCCACGGGGCGGTTCTTCTGATCGTCCCAATACATCTTGAGATACTGGGCGCCGCCGAGAGGAACCTGCGTCTCGAGCTGCTCCAGCTCAGACCGGAACTCAATCATCTGCTGCGTGAGCTGCCAGTTCATGAACTTGCGCTTGCGCTCGGCCTTCTCAATCTTCTCCTGCGTGACTTCGCCGGGGATGTACTCCTTCACGGGGCCATTCGGCGGGAAGATCTCTTTGATCACGCGGCTTGAGAAGTCGACGCACGCCTCGGTCAGCATGGGATGCACGACTTTGGACGCGCCTTGGAACTGAGCGCCGCCAGGCGCGTCATCGCCAAGCCCAGTGCGACGCAAGCCCTCTTCGTACTGCTTGTCGCGGAGCTTACGGGCTTCCTTGTCTCGCTCAATGAAGTTTGTCAGTTGGGTCGAGATGTCGCCCAACATGCTGTTGTCCATTTCCTCAGCCAAGTTCGTATAGAACTCTGCGCTTTCGGCAGTTTCTGGCTCGTCCATGGTGACAACAGCAGAGCCGTCAGGGTTCTCCTGAACGTCGGAGGTTTCTTCCTCCAGCTCCATTTCGACGCCTTCGTCCTTATCGTCGTCAGCCATGTTGTGTCTCTTGTTCTGTTATCAGGTGTTTTCTTCGGTGGTCGTCGTCGCAGGAGCAGATGGCGCATAGAAGCGATGCTCAGGACGCTGACCATAGGTGTAGTAGAGTTCCATCTCAGCCGGCGTAAACTGACGGCCAAAGCCCGTGCCAGCGACGCCGCCAGGAGGCGTGACAACAGTACCGGGCGTTGTGGGGACGAGAGGATTAACGGGCGGCTTCTTCTGCGCGTCCTTGTACTCCTGCGACTGTTTCATCGCTTGGATCATCTGGTCATATGTGATCTGTCCATTGCTCAACTTGCCGAACCAATACTGAAGACCAGCAGGATCGGCCTGACGGCCAAACACCGCCTGATAGGCATCCTGAACGCGAGCTTCAGGCGTCGCGGCCATCGTCTTCGCGAGATCGGACTCTTTTAGCTTGCCCTGCATCAACTGGTCGGCCCAGTACGTCAGACCAGCAAGCTCACCGGGGCGATAGACTTCAGCCTGATAACCCTTGTTGATTGCATCAAGGTATTTAGAAAGATCACCCGCGACATACCCAGAAGGCGTTTTGTTCTGAAGAGACTGGATGTCGTATTTCAGACCTTCGGGCGTTTTCGAGAAAAGCTGACCAAGTTGATCAGGGGTGATCTGGCCGGTGCTGAGAAGGTTTGACCAGTAATCCAGACCAGCCTGCTCAATATCTCCTGTGCGTCCCAGCTCAGTGCCGTAAGCTTGTTTCACGATAGAGAGATAATCAGGAGACGTTGTCGTGGCGGGTGCGCCGCCAGTGACGCCGCCAAGCCCGGTCGTCGGCGTCGAGGCGCGCTGATCAAATGCGGTGCCTTCAGGCGTCGCGGAAAACAACGCGCCGAGCTGGTCAGGCGTGACCTGCCCGCTGCTGAGAAGCCCAGTCCAATAATCAAGCCCAGCCTGCTCAACAGGCTCGGTGCGACCAAGCTCAGATTGGTAGGCCTGCTGGACTAAGGACGCATAATCGTCGGCCATCTATCCCTCCTACCCTCAAGTCAAGCCCGTAAGAGGACCATAGCCCAAGGATGACGCCACATTAGGGTTCTGCGATATTTGTGATTGTACAGGCATCGCGTTTGTATTGCGAGCCGCAGAAAGAGGCCCACCACCAAACAGGGAAGGCGCTGCCGCAGCAGGCGCAGGGGCCATCGGAGATCCAACAACATTGTCATATCCCGCCGCTTGGTAGCCAGTGAGAGCCGGAGGAGCCGCTATGGCGCCGACAGGCCCTTGGCCATCTGTGTACGCCGTCACAGGGAAAGACGACTGCACGACAGGACCGCCCATGGCGAACTTCAGACCCTCGGGATTGTAGTTCTTGTAGTAATCGGTCAGATAAGGTGTGCGGCGACGGCCAATGATGGCCTCAACGATTGCTCGAGCCTGCTCGGGCGGAATGA